TAAGTAACATCTTGAATACCATCATATTGTAAACCAGGTGTAGTTTCAATTTTAGTTGATGTATCATTTCCACGAATTGGAATATAAAAATCTTCAAGTAAATTTTGTTGATTGTATTTTAGGTTATATTCACCTGTTTGAGAATCCATTAAAGGAGTACGCTTCATAGTAGAAATCGTTTTTTGCATAAAATTTTCTACTTCATTTGGTGGAATTGAACCTACATTAATATAAAATATACGTCTATCCGGGCTACGGGAGATTCTATGGATTAACATAGCATCTTCCATTAACACATATTGTTTAAAAATTCGGCGAGCTGGTTCTAGATATGAACGACCATATGGAAGATAATTAACATCTGTTAATAATCTAAAATGAGCCATCTCATAATTATCAAAATAAATACCAGGTTGATTTTCATTAAATGTTCCTAAATTTGGTGACCCATAATAACCTGAGCCACCTGCATAAATACCTTCAGGTGAATATCTAAATCTTATAGCATTTGGGTGGTCTTTATCATAATTTTCTTGTCTTTCAATATGATATGCTGTGTAGGGAATAACATTATAAACTCCATATTTTTCTGCTATTTCCATCTTAAGGAAAAAATCACCATATTTACACATTTGACGGATCCAAGACCAAAGATTAAATTCAATATTTAACACATCATAAAATAAATTATATAAAATTTGTTGAATATCTTCATTATTACTTTTAATACGAAGGACTTCACCCATATCATTTTTAAGCGTACATTCATCTGCTACAATATCAAGAGCAGAAGCTACAATAGCATCATAATCCATATTATCATAGTCTGAGTAGACCATGGTTCTAAGGTATTGCCAGTTTATATTAATTTGAGAACCTAATAAAGAAGTTGAAGCAGGTGAATATAAACGATTATATCTATCCATTAAAGAATTTGTAGCAACATCTCCAGATTGTTGAATTGAATCAACATCCATTACTTTTAATTGGTTTCCTCCTACATTTCTTACAATAACATCCGTTGAAAATAATCGTTGTAAGCGTGTAAATAAACTTGTATCTGCCATTTTTGTTTTTGTTGTGTATAAATATTATAATAACCAATTAATATTCTCTATTCCTTTATCAGTTTCCATAATATAAGGATTTTTTATTTTATTATAGTTATAAGCTCCAACATACGTACTTTTACTCATATTTCCAAGCGTAGCTCGAGTCATATCATGAGACTGTTGTTGAAATTTTAAAGATGTGTCTCTTAAATACATTCCTATGCCAAAAGACATTACTAAATCATCGTTATATCCAGTCTGTGCTTCTGGTCTGCCATTTTTCCAAATAAAAACTTTCATTTCTTCTAATAATCGTTTTGAACGGATTGTTACTGACCGATCTCCAACATATTCTCTAAATTTATTTACTACAAGAGGTCTTGTTCTTAAAGACATTGTAAAACCGGGAGTCATATCAGAGGTACCTTCAAATACTCTTAAATAGGATTCAGCCGTCATTGTATCTGATTTGGGGGAATGATATAAATTACGATAATTTCTCTCGATTATAGAATCTAAAGTTGCCCAACCAATGGATGCATTTTCTACAACTAACATTGCATTGTTATATTCGGAAGCTAAACCAACTAAAAAATATCCAAACTCTTTTGGCGATAATTGACCTTTATATTCTGCTACTTGTGTATTAGTTGCTATATCAATAACGTGACATGCTGAGGAATCTTTTCCATCTCCTCTAGCAACATCGGCCATAATCATATAATCTCTAGTATAGTCTGCAGGTTCCCAAATCCAAAGATTTTGATCTGCTCCTCTTCGTTCTAAAGGATCTTGAACTGTAGTTTCTTTAATAAAATCTATCCATTCACTATAAAATACAACATCTCCGGAAGTACTAAAATCACAATCACATTCTTGAGATGCTAATCTAGGATCACCTAATAATTCATCTTGACGTTTTCTCCATTCTTCATTTCTTTCAGGATGGACATACCAAGGTAATTTAATAGGTAAAAAATCATTTTCTTGAGATTCAGCTCTAACCCATGTTTGATGAAACCAATTACCAGTACCATAAGGAGTTGATAATACAATAGCACCACCACCTGTTGCTAATGTTTGTTGAGCTGATGCCCAAATTTCTCCAATATTTTCAATAAAGGCTGCTTCATCTATTATTAGTAAAGATACTGCTTCTGATCTACCGGCATCACTAGATGCTGAGGTAGCTTTTATTTGAGAACCATTATTTAATCTTAAGGTTAGCTTATTATGTTCATCTGCTGGGATTTTAAGCCATGAAGGCAAGTTATCAAACATAAACTTAACCTTTGTAACCATGTTTTTAGCAGTTTCTTGCTTAGTAGCAATACAAAGTACATTTTTATCTTTTTGAAATAACATCAACCATAATGAATAGCTTGCAGCTAATGTTGAGATACCTAATTGACGAGATTTTAATACAATTGAATAAGGATTATCTCTAAATAATTTTAAAGTTTTATCTTGAAATGGATATAGATTAAATAAGATTCGGCCTCGTTGAGGATGTTGAATATGGCAATATTTACGCATAAAGTGTGCAGGATCTTGAGCACACTTAATATATTCTTCTCTAATTATTTGCTTTAAATCTTGACTCATATTAGTATTAATATAAAAGTAATAATACTTAATCCTGTTGTAGCCCAAGCTACTCTCATCTTATTTTTTGCTTTTTTAATTTGTTTATCTTTAAGTTTTATTTCAACATCTTTATTTATAATAATTTGATTATATTTATCTTCATTTTTTTTATATAAAGAAATAGTAATGTCTTGTTTAATTATAATAGAGTCTTGATTACTTAAAATATTAGAAAAAATAAGGATAGAGTCACGAGTAACTTCAATTTGATCCTTTAAAAGATCACGTTCAGTTTTTACAAGTAAAGCTTTTTTTAAAGATTTGCAGGGAACGCAACATAAACTATCATTCGAAAGTGTTTGTAAACTCGCGGACAATGGAAGTATTATCAAGAGAATTAATACGATTAGATTCTTCATTATATTTAGATTTAATTTTTTTAGCTTTTATTTTTAAATTAGCTAATTCTTTTTTATCTTCTATTATTTTAACTTTATAAGTATCAATTTCTAAAGATAAATTATTAATTAAAACTTTATTAGAATCTATATTAGCTTTTAAGGATTTATTTTGTATTTTTAATGTTTTTATTTGGTTTTTATAATCAGTATTTTTATCAAATCTAATATTAAATACTATAATTAAAGTTATTAATATAACAAACACATAACTTAAAATTTGATAATAATTTTTCATTAATTTTCTTCTTCGTCTTCTCTTGAAGGATTAATAAGTGATTCTATTTCTTTTTTAAGTTGAGTTAATTTTCTTAATTCATCAACATATTGTTGTTTTTCACTACCCTCTGCTGATTTGTAATTATTTACAACAGATTTCATTTGTTTAACAATTTCACCATATTTAGATTGAAGTTGAGCAAATGATGAATTTGCTTTAATATCTTTTGCTGTTGGTTCAACATCAAACTCAGCATCATAATCTTCTTCATTTTCTAAAAGATCAGATGCTAATTTTTTAGTTTTTTCTAATTCTTTATTTAAAGCAGATTGATTTGCTATATCTTCTGGGGAAGCAACTTGTGATAATTCAGATATAATAATTTCTTTGATGTAATTTTCAGCTTCTGATTTTTTCATTGTTTATTTTATTTATAAATATTACAAAGAAAGGGTAAATTTTATTTGTGTAATACGTTCTTCTTTAATATATGGAAAAATTTCATTAAAGTATTCAAAAGATATAGAATGACAAAATGTAGCAGATTTTTTTCCATTTTCTTCTTTTAATAAAGGATGTAAATTTCGTAAATCATTGATAATTTGTGTTGGAGTTTCTTTGATAAACCAACTAATTGGGACTTTGTGATCTATTTCAGTATTAGTCCAATTCATATGTGGTTGAAATTGAGATTCTATATGTTTCTTAATTTGAAGAAATTCAGGTTTGGTTATATTTTCATAATTTTTCTTTTTTAAATTATGAAACAAATTTCTAACTTTATAATGGGGGTTATTTTTTCTATAACGTTGTTGGATTTCTTTTACTTTTTCAGGGTTATTTTCGGCCCATTTTTTATTAGTTTTATAGAATTGTTCTGTGTTATTTTCTTTCCAAATTCTATTTCGTTCATGAAAAATCTTTTTATTATTTTGATAATATTTTTTATCGGATTTTTGTTTAGATTCTTTCCATTTTTGAGTTTTTCTATACTCATCCATATATGCTTTTCTTTCCTCTTTATTCATAATCTCTGTTTGATTATAAATATTTGAGTTTCTCTAACCCCATAGAGATTTTTTAATAAATTTCACTCTTTCTTCAACACTTAAGTAAGGAGGAAGTTGAATTAAATTTTTAATTCTATGTTTATTAGAATCCAATTGGTGTTTGATGATAGAATTAATTGTTTCTCTATAACTCAAATCAGTTTCACGTACTGAGTTGTCTTCCATCTCAACTCCCTCTGGGGATATATAAAACAAATAATCATATTCCGGGAGTAAAGTTCCAGCAAATTCACAAAATTTTTCAGCATCTAAACTAGTCATTGATTGTGATGCTTTAGCAAAAGCCATAACATCTATTATAGTACGATCTGTAATGATATTTTCTTGCATTAATTCACTTGCTCGTTCAGCTAAAAATACAGCTTGACCTTTAGTAGTTGAATCAGTATTAAGGGGAATTCCAAGTTCTCTTAAATACTTAGAACGTTCAGTTCTAAATGTATAATTTTTAAATTCAGGTAATTCTTTCAACGCATTAACTAACGTTGTTTTACCTACTGACATTGTTCCACAAAAACCTATACGCATATTTTATTCTTTTAGTATTAAAATCTATTAGTTGAACCTTTTGCTGATGATCCTTTATACCAAGGAAGACCTTCTCGTTCTTTACGAGATAATTTCCATGATGTTTCTGTTAATTTAATACCATTTATATAGTATTCTCTTTTACGATTATTTCCCTCAGGAATTAAAGCCGGACCTTCCCAATTATGTAGTTTATTATCAAAGATATAAGCTATAGTACCATCAGATTTAACAAGTTTTTTTGAAGGTTCAAACTTTTCATTTGTTTGGTTTTCCATATTATTAATTTTATTTTTTATAAATGTACGTATCTTATTTAAAGTTTCCAAGTATAGATTCAGCAACATAAACTCCATGTGCTCCCGAAACTGTTATACCACGAGCTGATAAAGCATCTCCTACAAAATGTACGTTAGGATACTTTGTTAAACTAAGATCTTTATAATTTACTAATGGTTCTGGTGAAAGATATTTAACTTCCGGCATATAAATTCCCCAATCATCTTTAAGTGTAGGGAATACTTTTTTCATATCTTCAATAAAATCAACAATATA